GTATCGTATCCGACCCATTGGAGTTGGATAAGTTACCGTTTTTCGATGTTGACTATCTGTTTATTGCCCTAAGAGCCAAATCGGTAGGCGAGAGCGTCGATGTGAAATTTCGATGTGAAGCCGTGTATGATGGAACTCGATGTGGAGCGATATTTCCTATCAAAATCGACATCTCAAACGTGTTAATAAAAAAGGATGAGAATGCTAAAATGGAGATTTCTGTCCCTCCAAAATACACGCTCAAAATGAAATATCCTTCTTATACAACGGTGAAAAGCATACTGGATGATGACTCGATTTTGAATAAAAAAATAACACTGATCGCTGGTTCGCTGGCATATATTGTTGATGGTGAACAGATGCACAAGGTATCAGAAATGCCAAAAGAGGAAGTGACCCAATTCATAGAAAGCCTGACTCATGATCAGTTTTCCAAGTTGGAGTATTTCGTAGACCATTATCCGACTTTTGTTGTGACGGCAGATGCCACATGCCCACAGTGCGGGTACGAGCATCACATTGAATATAAAGATTTTACTCGTTTTTTCGTCTAATGCTTGGTTATGATACGTTGATGAACTATTTCAGGACATTTTTTGCCTTGATACAACATCATCATTGGGAGGCTGAGTGGCTTGAAAAAATGCCTCCATGGGAAAAATTCATTTATCTGGACATGCTAAAACAACACCTTCAGCATTTAGAAGACTTACAAAAACAACAGAGAAGATAAGAAATGGACAAAAGTACGCTAACAGTAGACTACAGAGAAATGGAGAAGCTGACCGCGAAAGATGCTCTAAAAAGCACTCGTCGTGAAGCGCCATTGCCATCATTTCTGGCATCGTTGACTCCTACTCAATTAGCAGAAATGTTTCCTGATTATTTCAAAAGAGCATTGCCTGATATTGGCAGAGCAACCACTGGTGCCACACCAATGACCGGTCCTTCGGGTTTGGGACAAACTGCCAGACCTTATTCTCCTCCTGTAAGAACACAAGCCCGCTCATCGCCGGGAGTAAAATTACGAGATGGTAGAACAATGCCGGGACAGGAACCGGGAGTATTGTTGGATTCATTGGGATTGGATTCCTCTGATTACAGAAAACCACAACAGTCTCCGGGTGTAAAATTATCGTGGCAACAAGCCTTGGAGCAAGGTGCCAGCGAAAAAAGAACGAGAACTCTTTTACAAGAAGGAAAAGTTAATCCATTAGGTAAAACAAGATTGGACGCGGGTGGTGACCGATTAACGACAAATCAAAGAAAGCATTTTTATGCTTTGGCAGTAGCAGAGGTAGGAAAAGACCCCCAAGCCGTTATGGGTTTTATGGAAACAGTTTACAATCGATTTGCTGCCAATAAAGAAAGATATGGTAACGATTTTTCGAATGCCTTGAATACAGATTTCAGAAATATGAGTAGATCAAGCATTTATTTTGAGCCGCTGCGTTCGGGAACAACCGGTATGCGAAACTACAATAATGCATTGAATGAGATTGAAAATAATCCAAACATGTTCAAACAGTTCGACCAATATCATAGTAATGTTTTATTGGGGACGAATTACAGTTATTTTGGAACTCATAATGCTTCCGCTGGTGTATATGCCGATGCTCAAAGAGGCGGTTATGATGCCGTCCCCTCAACCGCTCACAAAATGCCGGGAGGGGAAGGAACTTATAACAAAACATGGGAAATGCCTTGGATTCGTTCCATTGCTACTGAGATGAATATGTGGGAAGCTTCCGGCAAATCTTTGAAAGATGCCTCTTCTATAAAAGAACCGGACCCCAGTCAAACCGGTAGAATAGATTATGATGCTATGCTCAAGCCCGGCGAAGTTCCAAAAGAATTAAGAGACCGAATATCAACCACCATACCAAAAGGGCTCGATCCAGAAGCAGCTAAATTCCTTGGAACCATTACTCCGGTAGACCAAGTAAGAATGATCGAGAACATCAATAGAATAGGTGTGGAACAAGCTAATAGGTTGTTTCAATCATCAAGAGATGCCGCACCTCAAAAAGCATCATCAGCAGTGACGCGAGATGTGGCAGGAAGAATCATTGAAAGCAAAGCCCCAGAAAAACTGATTCCCGGTGATGTAAAATATTTGGATACCAGTCGTCCGGGTGTTATGGAAAGCATTCAAAATGTCAATCCAACACTTCTCTCTATTGCTGACGAGGGAGCGCGACGTTTCATGGAAAACAATCCCGGTTATAAGGTTGTTATAAATGGAACTGTCAAAGGTGGAAAAATGCAGGGTGGTGGTGGATCGGGATATAGACCGGGAGGTGGTAGGCATGGTCGCGGTCTAGCTCTTGATACTACAATTGTCGCACCAGATGGAACAGCATTATCCAACTATCAATCAGGAAAATATGCCAGATTGTACCAACAGCTTCAGAATTTCGAGAAAACAGCACAAGAAAAATACTTTCCGGGTTATTCAGGAAATATGAGAAGTGGTATGTATTTCACTGGTGAAGGTGGAAAAGCATATGGCTATGGTGAAATGGACCTGATGCACCGTGATTTTGGTTCTCGCGAAAGACAACTTGGACGAACAGAAGGTAAAGGTTATATCGGCGGTAGCATGGGTAATTGGGAACAAGGTTGGTCCGAAAAAGCCATGCGAATGTATAACATCAATCCAGAAGACAATATGGGCATGGCAGAATTTCGCAAGCTTTTTGGTTATGATGTTGCGGAAGCCAGACGCCAAGCAAATAAACAACTAACGGCTATGAAAGCAACCAGTGCCGAAGGGCTTGCCACGGCATCGGAAGTCGAGCCAAAAGATCAAGCGCCAAACGGTGCCATCGACCCATATGGCAACCTTGGCACAACGATCAATCTGGGTGAATATAATGTACCCAAAGACATGCCGTTCTCAACAGAAGGCTTTGATCCTGCTTTTACAAAATATTGGAATACGATCATGACTCAGGAGCAACGCGCTGCTGCGATGGATGAGGTGTATAGACAATATCAGAATAAAACAAGTGGGGTTCCATCGTTTCTGATGCCGTCAAACGAAGAGATACAAAAGAGAATCCGTGAGGGTATGGAGAGTGATTACAGAGCGAGAATAAAGAGAGGTGAGATTCAACCAGCGCCTCTAACAGATGCCGCGACTGTTATGCCAAAAGCACCTCAATCATCGACCATGACGATAGGTCAGCCACAACTTGATGTTCAAGGAACTATGGCAGCAGATCAAAAAACCAAAGTTCAGCCAACACCAGAGGCACCAAAGCCCCCAAAACCTGAACCACCACCCATGCCAAAGCAGGAGCCGCTGCCGCTTCCTGCCGATAGTCTTGTTCCAAACTACTTGGGTGGTGGTCAACAGTTTGTTGGTGAAGGCAGCGCTATTGTCGATGCTGCGGGCAAGGTCAAAGCCAGATTCGGTGGTGGTGAAAAGGTACAAGTCACACCACAGCACCGTATGTCCGGATCGGAACTTCTAACACAAGCCAGATCAACACAGGCAAGTGGTGAACAAATGGCAAGTGAGAAGCAAGCCTCGATGGAGAAACAACAAAAGCCTCGACCGAAGCCCAACACACCACAACATGATCCGGGCTTATCAATACAGGAGAATACGCGACTTCTGGCACAATCGTCATACCCATATAAGACGACGAGCAATCATCGTGCTATGCACCGTGCTCGCAACTTTTCTGAGTTGTCGATTGATCCTGCTGCCGGTCATTTCAGTGAAGGTGCTACCAATATGAAATAAAAAAAGGGGAGCCGAAGCTCCCCTTTGTCTTAGCCTTCTGCGAGCATTCTAAACTCTCGCAACTCATCATCTTCCTCATCGGAATCAGTATCATCAAGGCTTTTCACTGCCTCAACAGTCTCTTCTCGATCAACTTTGACACTCCCGCGACGATCCAGCTTTAGAGCATCGGTAACAGGAATCTCTCCATTGAGAACAGATTGGAGACGTTGAACAGGAATGCCTAGTGCGTCTGCCAAGCGTTGAGCCAGATCATCATAGCTCTTGAACTTGTCTTCAGCAATAACTGCTTTAAGAGAGTGTTCAGACTTCCAGACTTCCTCAAGTTCGGCATCATCATTAAGAAGAGGCTTTGCGGGTTCCCAACTCGACAGATCATAGTTGGGGAATCCATCGACCTTACGAACGCGCAACTTGAAGTTTGCCCCTTGCCAGAGATCGAACGGATCGAACGCATTAGTTGGATTGTAGTTGTCATCGTCTGGCGTTCTGCCTTCATCGTCAAATGGAGGCATGTAGCAGTCCTGAATCTTGTCGAATATCTTCTTACCATAACGGAATCGATAGACATTCCCCTGACCGGGACCGCTCACCACGTAAATATTTGATACGTAGTGAAGACGGCGCTTTTGGTCGCGTGCCTGACGACGATATGGTGATGTATCGCTATCACTCACGTTCCAAAGTAGGCTGTTATACTGAGCGCATGGGTCTTTCTTACCAATCGTGGTTAGAGAGTTCTCAATATACCACCTACCTGATGGTCCCTGAAATCCATGATCCCAATAACGGACCCATGGCAGAGCATCGTCACCGTCTACCGCAGGCGCAGGAAGAAAACGAATAGTAGCAGAACCATTGCCCACTCTATCTCGCTCCAACTTCCAATAGGTCTCTTCGTCGGGGTCTACGAAAGTCTTCTGTTCAGGCTCGCTGAGTTTCTTGATTTCCTCTGCGAGTCGTTGAACATTGCCTGAGGATTTCTTTAGTTTTGAAAATGTGCTCATTGTGTGTTCCTTTATATGTGCGTTGTATGTTTTCTTGTCCACAGCTTTCATAATGACATGCTATTTATACTCCATTTCGAAAGGTTTGTCAAGCATTATTTTTGAATGCGGAATCTTTCCGTATATTGGAAGTTTGAGCCATAGCCTCCCGGCGTAATCTCATAATCGCTATCGAAGCCGTGAAGCCGCTTGTTTCTGCGACGATCCTGTGCTCGAACCGATTGCCTCCTCTTTTTGTAAAGTTGTTTGACCTTATTTCTTCTTACTTTATGCTTTCTGACTGTCGCTGCTGCCTTTCTCTTTTCAGGCTTTGGTCTCTCCACATGCCTGACCCTTGGCTTTGGCTTTTCTTCTACGTCTCTAACCTTGGGTTTCACTCTGTCGTGATCGGGTTTACGAATGTAGTCTTTCTCGTATCCTTTCTTTATTATTTCTACCGCGCGTTCAAGAACACTTTTCTTTTTTGGCGTCTCCTCTTTGGGTGGTTCTGGTGCCGGTTCTGGTGTGGGCGGCACCACTTTCGGTTTCTCCGGTTCACTTGGTGGTGAAACTGGTTGTGTCTCTATTGGTGCTGGTGGTGGAACTGGTTTTATTTCTTTTGGTTCAGGAATAGTGACTGGTGCCTCGACCACTTGGGGTTCTAATCTGCGTGGGTTTCTCACAGGAATAGGTGGCATTGCTGCGAGTTCTTGCTCAACTCTTCTGGGGTTTCTGACGGGAACAGGAGGATCGAAAAATGCGATTAGCTTACGGCGCTTTTTCAGACTGCCATCGGGTTGAACTTCTATTTCTAAGCCAGCATCATCCGCAACGTCTTTGACCTCATCAAGTGTTATGATGCCATCTGCCACAAGTGCGGTGATACATCTATCAGAAAGCTGCGGACCATGACGCCTCATACAATCTTGTCCTGCCTTGCTACTAGGTGAGTGAGCAGAGCAATACTTCAAATAGTCATAGATACAGTTTTGACGTGTTGATTGCGCCCATGTGATTGTAAGAGGGAGAGCGACAAAGAACGCAGTCCACAATAACAGCTTCACTACTCTAGGCATAAACTAAGTTCCTCGTCTCAATTACTCCCTATTTATCATTTTGTCCCTCACGATTTCCTTTAGCCGATCTTCATTCACTCGTAGAAATGGTTTATATTTCATTATTAGTAAACGAGTTGGCTCCCATATCACATCATCCTTTCCCAACTTTTTGTCGAAGACATGTGAAAAGCCAACGATTTTGTCCAGTGCTGCCAACGTCTCGACCGGCACGTTTCGATTGAGATAATGGTTGATGAGTTCTGGATAACTACCCTTCTCGATGCTAAACAGTTGCTTTGGCTCCTCGACGCTGGCAAGCAATCTGTCTAGGTCTTGTGAAAACATGTAGGTAAAACTTTCCTTACGCTTCACATATTCTTGCCTCACTTCCTCTGCTTGTTCTGCCTCGTTTCGAATCATGTCGATGAAGAACTTACGACCCACAAGCATGTTGGAAATGATCAAGTCGGTCAAGTCTTCTCTGGTGAAGCGATTCGCTGCCTGCTTATAAAAGTGGCGATCCCGCTTCACCATGAACGAGTGTTCATTCGCTCTTGTCTTTCCATGGTACTTGAAGTAGTCGTAGCTCTCGATCTGGAAATGGTTCTTCAAGGCTTGAAACAGAAGGTATGCTTCATAGCCGCTTATTCTCATTCCTCAAGCTTTCCAAATGCTTGTTTCAAACCATCACGCACCGACTCGTGAAACTTCCTTCGTGGTGAGATTGGTTCTGCGTTACCATGATACCAAGGCATATCACCTGAATAGTCACCAGTGTATTCTGCCGACTTGCGCCCCACACCGTCCTTGACTTCAATGTATCCACGACTTAGAAACTTGTGCCTGCGCCAATCCTGAGGTTGGTGGTTGACAATGAGTTTTCTATTCTTGGCAGCATCGTATGCGTTATATGTGGTGTATAGCTTGTGATTTCCAAGGTTGTATGAAATCGTGGTGTGAAGATAATCGAAATCTGCCAGCAGCTTTTTCCTATCTGAATACTTGGAGAAGATGTATTGAATGTTTGTTCCGCGCATCCTATCCTCAAATCGCTGTGATCGTTGAGTGTAGACTGCCCAAATTTTCTCACGGGCATATTCGACTGCCGTGCTTTCATCGAGGTTGACTCCCCTCAATCTTGCTTCTCCACGCACGGCATTGGCATATCGTTGAAACTCTTCTGGGTATGGTCCACCGCAAAGAATGAAGATGTCGATGTCCTTTGGAATCGTATCTTGTAACTTGCTGGCAAACCATCCACCAGCAACAACAACAGTGTGCTTGTCCGAGTCAGTGGTAAGCCATGCCGATTTATCAATCTCTGAGTTTCTAACAAGGCTTCGCTCAAGAATCAGGTAGATTTGGTTTCGGAGATTCAACAACACTTCTCTATCGCCAATCGTAAACAACGAGTTCATAATCTATTCCTCTTGTTGAAAGGACAACATACCTGTGTTGCTTCTGGGAAGGAAATTCAGCCTCTCGGCTTCAACCTTTATTTTGGATTTGAGAGAGGTGGAGATCAGCTTTGCTGCCAACTCCACTTCAAAGCCCGTGATTTCACAGTAGAAGATGACGGCTTCCATGTAAGGAAGGTCTTTCTCCACTGCGATCTTTTCTATCTCTAGTGAAAATTGTGTGATTTCTTCTTTTGTTGCCATCATGCCATTATAACAATAAGAATTGGTGGGGGGATTGGGTAACAAGGCTCCCCCCGAGCCCCGGAAGATTACGCAGCTAGTGCGTAGTCCTCAACATAGTTGTCATTTGCAACTATTGTGGTGACCCGATAACGGTGGTATCATGCCGATCCTCTCCATTTCGCTTTCGAAGTCTGTCGATTCTAGATCGCCCCCATCAGAGATACACAAATATTTTTTCATCAATTTGAAGTCTTTTTCGTCATCAAATTCATACCATTTTTGGTCATCTGATACCCAACCATTGGTATTGTTTACCAAGTAAGAGTAATCAGTAGCAGACCAAGTTCGTATTCTTATTTTCATTGTGTACCTTTGGTGGAGGCGACGGGATTCGCACCCGTGTCCAGCCCAACTATTTCGAAACTTCAACGAGAATAAGGTAATGTACAGTTGCCCAAGATTGCGACTCTTTTTGGACTCACTACAGTAAACTGTATCTGTACATTATTTCGTGGTGTCTACCTTGGGTGTCTGGCTGATCTTTGCCAACTCAGCATCGATGATACCGGTCTGTAAACCAGCAACCGCTGCTTTTATCAAACCTGCTGCCGCGTTGTTCACTGCCTCGATGCCACTGTCCTTTAGCTCTTGAACGAAAACCTGTTCTGCTACTTGAACCTTGTTGCCTTCAGCATTTGCCGCTTCCTCAACAGCTTTTAGCGCAGCATCCTTTAGAAGAACGAGCCCCATGCGAATACTGCCTTGTCCGGTCTGTATGGCAAACGCCTTGATCTGTAGAATGAGAGGAATAAAGAACTTCAAAATTTCCAAGTCCTCTTCCTTCATGAACCAGCCAAGTATTTTGTAGACCGCACTGCTAATCCAAATCATGATTGTTTCCTTCTTGAATAGTCAAATTCAGTGCTATATTTATAGCACTTTTTTGGGGCAGTGTCAAGCACTAAAAAGCGTCAGATATTTGTAATAATCTTCTGGGTCCTTGGGCGGAATCTTATTTAGAAAATAGTATTCTATCTTGTAGCCAAAGAAAGCAACGTTCCAGCCAAATGTTATGTCGGCGCGTGGGTCCTTATACTTTGCCACAATGGTCATCACCATCTGTGGAACTCCACTGTTGCCATGTTCATTAGGCGGCTTGGAATACAACACCTCGAACTTGAATGGTGCCTTCTCTTGTAGTTGTAGAATATCGGTGATCAGTCGTACTCTAAC